GTTTCCCAGTCACGATCAGGAAAGGAAAAAACATTAAGGATGTCAAAGTGATTAGCGCTGATGAGGTTAGAGATTTTCTTGATTACAACAAAGACACTGGTATTTTTACTAGAGCCAAGACGACATCACCAAGATCAATTAAAGGCAGCGTTGCTGGCTACGTAAACTCTAGCGGATATGTGGTTATAAGGTTGAGATCAAAGCCATATTACGCACACAGACTAGCTTGGTTATTAATTTTTGGTGAGGTTGGCGGGTCTGAGATTGATCACATTAATGGCGATAAGTCTGACAATAGAATCTCAAACTTAAGGAAGTGCGATAAATTCCAAAATCAATGCAATAGAGACTCCTCATCAAATGCCACTGTAAAATCAAAAGGTGTTGATTTCGTCAAGTCTAGAGGTAAGTACAGGTCTAGAATAAGGGTCAGAGGAAAGGATATTCACATTGGTTTATTCGATAGCGAAGATTGCGCAGCAAATGCCTATATTGAACATGCTAAAATGCTTCAGGAGGGATTTGACTTTGGCACGACTCGCGGCAGCGCTGAAAAAACGGCAATGGCATCCAATCAGGGTAAATAACTATGAGTTACGCAGTCATTGAATATTACGTAGTAGAGAATCGCAGAGCACATCCGGCAGGTGAATGGTATAATCATGACGAAGTTGGTCCCATGAGTGTTCATAAAGCTTTTGAGATTAAAGACGAAAGCAATCTATCACTAAAGACCAATGACTGTAAATTCACTGTAGAGGCTAAAGGGTAATTAATGAATATCAAAAAAATGCACTCATCACGACAAGCAAGACGTAAAGAGAAGATTTATTGGTATGAAAAACGAAAACAGATTAGCCTTAAGATTGAAAAGCACAAGCGATGTGCAAAGAAAGAATTTTGCGCCATGCCGGGCCAGCTACCGAGGCGCCGCAACATGACAGAGTATCGTAAAGAAGGTAGCTCTATCCGTCATGCTGGACGTTAAGCGGCACCTAATTATTAACCGCATCGAACAATCGGTGTGACGTTCAAGGGGTGATCTACATCTGCGAGCCTTGACTGCTAAGATAGGCTATATCGCTTTAACTCTGAGAAGCGTGAGAGCGTTAAATATAGCCACCGTGACGGGTGGCTTTTTATTTATATAGTTAAATAGTTTAGAATATATATGAGACAATAATAACGAGGCTTACTGGATGTCTATTACATGGTTGGGTTTTGCTGTGATTATATTGGGCGGTATCGGTTTGGCGGTTGCGTTTATGACTAGAGAAAAATCTAAGTTAGTAGACCCTAATCTTGATGATTTAATCAAGGTAAGCAAGCGACTGTCAAAAGAGCAATTGGATGCGGTAAGGGAAAAGGCGGAGAGTTATGTTGATTGAAAATGGCTTTGAATTATTACTGATACTTCTAGCCTTAACTTACACTAGGTTCGCAGGGCTACCCCTAATGGTGGCTTGCAATATATTCCTATTTTCCTACATATCTTTATCTATAGAATCAAATTACGACATATCAACCTACCCAGGCTATGAGATTCACTACGGGGCAGGTGGTGCTTACTTCCTTATCACTGCTACCATATTCGTAATTATGAAGAATCCACTTTATAAGGCTGTTTCTGTAGTTCTGTTCCTTCAGGCAATTGCTTCCGGTGTAATGCTAATCACTGACTCATTCTGGGAATGGCATGAATTTATCAATGACAAATCAATTGCGATAGAATGTTTTATAGTATGGTTATCAGCAATTAAAGATATCAAGGAGCGCAATAGGTGAACATTGACAATGCCTCATTTAGCTTCATGTTTTGGGGTGTAACGATAAGTGTTACATTCCAAGGTGTTATAAGCGCTATTGGCGTAATAATTGGTATTGCTGGTGTCGTGATTGGATTTCAGCGCAACAGAGAAATGAAGCGCTCAAACGACCTTAAAGAGAGAGAATTAGATGCCAAAACAAAGAACAGTTCGCAAGAAGCCGAATAAGAGCCCTGAGCAGCTTTATGTCAAGAAAGACAAAAAGAAACCAAGTAAGAAGAGGAAAGATGATTTATATGGGGCTGAATGGTCATGAATAGGCTAACCGCATCACCTACAGGTGATTACACTGCTTTATCTATTAGGATTAGAAAAGACTCTGATAACAAGATTCAACTTCAGCTCAACTACGAAGAAGAGCCAACAGAGATAAAGTACACGATAGATCAATGCCCACACATCGTCAAAACTATCGGAAATGGCATTGTTAAAGATGTAGATTCAAGCCTCTTATCCTACACAATAACTCTTCTTTCATCTGATAACATAAAGCATGGCTATCACGATCACTATATTGAAATTACAAACTCAAACGGAACTTTCAAAGCATCTCTAGATAAAGGAAGAGTAAGGGTAGAAAAATGATTAAGAAGCGCGGAAATAAATGGGTTGTGTATGACAGTACTGGTAAAAAAAAAGCTAGGTACACACCCTACGGAATCGAAAGCCAAGAAACAACTAGCGGCTATCGAGATTAACAAGAAAGCAAAATATGAGTAAAGCTTATGACAGCAGGACAGCCAACTAAGTATAAAGAAAAATATGCAAAGCAAGCTGAAAAGATTTGCCTGCTTGGTGCTACTGATGAATTTTTAGCGGATTACTTTGAGGTTGCTGTCGCTACAATTTACAACTGGAAGTCTAGCCATCCGGAATTCTTGGAGGCCATAAAAAAAGGAAAAGAGCGGGCAGACCTTGAGGTTGCCGAATCTTTATTCCAAAGAGCTAAAGGTTATTCTCATCCAGAGGAGAAAGTTTTTAATAATCAAGGGGAGATTATAACCCATCAAACAACTAAGCATTATGCCCCAGATCCTACAGCGGCAATATTCTGGCTCAAGAATAGACAACCTAAGCAGTGGCGCGATAAACAAACTCAAGAGATAACTGGCGCTGATGGCGGTCCAGTGCAAACTACTCAAATTACATTCATTCCGGTGGGTAGTGATGAAGAAAGTAAAGATTGAGTATGTGAAGAATCTTCATCCAGTATTCACCAAGAGAAAAAGAATTAAGATTATTGTTGGCGGAAGGGGGTCAACTAAATCTACCGGTGTCGCTGATTATGTTGCAGTTGATGTTTTTAATGGGGGTTTATGGTGTTGCGCTCGTGAAAATCAAAACTCAATTGAAGAATCCGTACATAGAACGATTCTAGATGAGATATCCAGATTAGAACTTGAAGGGTTTGAAGATACTAAAACGTCCATTACTCATACTAGTGGTGGACGTACATTTTATAGAGGACTTGCTAGAAATATTACATCATTAAAATCAACTCTATCCGGTATAGATGGATTGTGGATTGAGGAAGGTGAGGATATATCAGCAAATACTCTTAGAGTTCTCACTGCATCAGTTCGACTTAACGCCAAGGACTCTCAAAGACTAATAGATGGCGAAGATGTAAAAATGCCAGAGATTGTCATTACCATGAACCGAGGACTTAGGTCTGGAGCTGTGGCTCAGAAGTGGCTAAAAAGGGCAGAAAAGGATTTGGCTAGATGTGGATACTATGAAGATGATGAAATCATGGTTGTGGAAATGAACTACACAGACATGCCAAAGGCTTGGTTTGACGCATCTGGGTTAGAGACGGAAAGAAAGTCTGATGAGGAACGGCTAACAGCAGCAGCTTATTCTCACAAATGGCTTGGAGGTTATCTTGATGAGGTTGAGGATGCAATAATTCCAATGGAATGGTTTAACGCTTCTGTTGATGCTCATAAGAAGTTAGGGTTTAAACCTCAAGGAGTTAAAATAGTATCTCACGACCCTTCTGATGGAGGGGATAATAAAGGCATAGCTGAAAGGCATGGCTCTGTGTTTACTCATATAATCGAGCAGAGAGTTAGTGATGTTAACGATGGGTTTGATGAGGCTTGTGAATTCACTCTTAACGGAATGGCCGAGTATTTCACGTGGGATAGTGATGGGCTGGGGCTTCCATTGAGAAAGCAAGCAAACGACCAGCTCGCAGTTAAGGGTGTTAATGTTGTTGCGTTTCATGGTGGATCAACCGTTGAAGATCCAAAAGGTAAGTTTGAAGATATTTCCATTGAAGGTGAATCTAAGAGGCCAAGAAATAACAAGGAAGCGCTAAAGAATCTTAGGTCTCAATATGCGTTTAGGTTAATGATTAGGTTTTACAAGACGTGGCGAGCCGTCACTAAAGGTGAATACATAGACCCTGACGAAATGATTTCAATTGATAGTGATGGTTGCGATGTTGATTTGGTAAGAGCTGAGGTTTGCTCTGTGCCAAGAAAAAGAAATCCAAACGGAGTATTTCAGTTGGTATCAAAATCAGACATGAAAAAACCTCCTTACAACTTGCCATCACCTGGTCTATTTGACTGCATGATGATGACAATGCTTATTCCTGATACAATCAGAGATAATGAAGATTCCATAGAGTTTGAGGGCTGGTAATGGAAGTTAAAAATGTACTCACTGATCTTGAAAAGTGGCAGAGAGACGAAAAAGATACGCGAGAAGATACGCGGGAACAAATCCATTTTGTAGATGATAAAGATGGTCAGTGGGAGCAGCGTATTTGGAGAATGCGAGATAAGCGACCTCGCTACACATTCGATAAGTGTAACTACATTATTGATCTTATTTGCGGCCCGATAGAAGAGTCTACATTTGGATTATCAACCAGTCCAGCCAATGAAGGTGGTGACTCTAAATTCTGTAACGTACTAAATGGAATTCTTCGCGGCATTGAAAAAAATTCAGGCGCTCAAGACATTTACAACCGAGCTATGCGTAAATGTGTCAAGGGTGGCTTTGACGCATGGATGGTAACAACAGAATACAAGCCAGGCTCATTCAATCAACAATTCAAAATTAAACATATCCCGAACGCAGTAGATCGAGTATGGGTTGAGCCTGGTAGCGTTGAGCCAGATTCTAGCGATGCAAAGGCTGGCGTTATGCTAACCTTTATTCCCTGGGGCGAATATCAGAAAAAATATAAAGATTCTAAATACAAAGAATACAAAGATGTTACAGTGACGATTGATGATAGCACTGAATATAATCGCTACTGGTACAAACCAGAAGGGGTAAATATTGGTACTTACTTCTGGTGTGATAAAAAGCCAATCAAGCTAGCTCTGCTATCTGATGGGTCGGTTATTGAAAAAACCGATAGCGCCGTAGAGATGGTTAACCTTGACGGGTTGTCGATTATTAAGGAGCGTGATGATTACAAAGAAGTGTGGTATTCACGCGATTTCTCACAGAAAGAATGGTTGTCAGAAGCGAAAGAGATTGCTTTTAAAGGATTCCCGATTGTAACTCTATACGGAAACTTTGACGTTGTTGAGAATAAGCGCGTTTACCGCGGTGCAATTGCTAAAGTAATGGATGCTCAAAGAGTATTGAATTATGCCAAGTCAAAAGAGATTGAGGAAGGTGCATTACAGCCAGTTCGTAAATGGTGGATTGCCAAGGCGCAAGCAGCATCTAAATCAGTAAGAGCGCAGTTGTCGAGAATGAATACGAGCTCTGATCCTGTTCAATTCTATGATCATGTTGATGGCGTTCCAATGCCGCAGCAAGGCGGAACAAACGAGATTAACCCTCACCTATCAACATTATCCAATCAAATGGCATCTGACATAGAAGCTACTGCGGGTAAATGGGCGGCTCAATTAGGCAAGAACCCAATGAATCAATCTGGAACTGCATTGCAGAAGCAAATTGACCAAGCCGCTTTATCAGATACTAAGTGGGGTTTGATACTTCAGCGAGCAATTAAGCGCACGTTTGACTTGATTATTGAGGCAATGCCCACAGTCGTAGATGTAAGAACTGCGCTAATGTCAGTTGATGAGGCTGGAAACACCAAAATGGTGGAGGTTAATACTCCTGAAATGCAAGATGGAGCAGTTAGATTAATCAATGAAATAAAGTCAGATTACAACATTGACGTCAAGATTGGTCCTGCTTATGGATCGTGACTGGGAAAC